GGTTACTTGGGTTAGCGCATTCCCAAAACGTGTTGAAGCATCGCCAAAAGCTGTAAGAGCTTCAACCCCTTCGTCCCCGACTACTAACGCAAGTTGACTTGTTGCAGCCTCAAGCGCTGCTTGCTCTCCTGCCAATTCTTCGATGCTTTGAATTGCATCCTGTATTGGGCTGCCGACTACCCCTAAAGATTCAACAAGTGCGTCTACATCTGCTGTAACAGGATTTAGCGCTGCCCCTAAAGAAGCCGCTTGAGCAGCAAGTTGGTCGAATGCGCCGCCAAGGACCTGCAGGGCAATGGCTGCTGGCCCAAACGTTGACCCAGATATAGCGCCGCCTAAGGCACCACCAAGCGCCATACCTGGGCCGCCGCCAAACAGCAAGGGAAAGGCACCTGCACTAACCGCAGATCCAAATCTTGCTTGACTTTTTGCTTGTCTTGCTAAGGGAGAACCCGGAATATTAGTTCCTCCCCCAACTGGCATAAAATCAATCCCGGAAATCCCGAACGACTGAAATCCTGGTTTAGGTGCTTTAACGGGTTTAGCGGCTTTAGAGGCTTTAGGTACAGGTTGTTTTATACCTTGCAGCCTTTCTTCTTCTTTAAGAAGACGATTCTGACGATCCAGCTGTTCATTAAATTCTTTTTGAGCGGTAACAAGTGCTTTTACAGCTTTTTTCTCTGCCTCTGTTCCAAAAGCAGCGTTACGAAGAGCCCGCTCAGCTTTTGCTACAGCCTTAGAGTAGTTATTAACGTTTGCAATGTCTTTAGCAGAAAAAGTTCCTTTTAGTGCTTTTCCGGCTTTTATTGTTGCGGCGTTAAGGCTACCTACTTCTTTATTTACTGCTTTTAGGCTATCTTTTAATACCTTAAGCTCTCGGGCTCCGCGCAGGGCAACCTCAATTTCTACGTTGTAGTTGGCCACAGCGGAGCACGTAGAAGCATATAAGCCAGTCTACCGTGCGCTCATTGTTCGCGCCCTAGAGCTGGTTTTGGCGTTTTGCACTGCTTTTTCCTGCTGTTCGTTATGCAGCTCGAAGTAAGCGGCCCAGCCAACTAGCTCTTCTTGCGTTAGGTGCTGTGTGAGTTGGGCGACTGTGGTGCCTAGTTCCTTGGCCAGGAAATAGATGAAATACCAGTCGCTATTAGCTTTTCAAGGATGCTTTCGCGTCCTCCACTTTGTTTTCTGTGCCGGAAGACAGCATGGCTAGCTGAATCTCCTGCAGGACCGACGCCTCAACAGCGTTTTTGAGAACCGCCCTTTCGCCATCCTGGAATAAGCGCGTGCCTTTTTCGTCGAGTGCTTTTTCGATCAACATGCCAAGAGCGAAGTCATTAGCGTCATCCGAGCCAGCTTTCTTTTGGATGGACTCGCGCTCTGCAATGGTGAGCGGGTGCCAGTAGACCTCAAGCACCGTTTCGTCGCCGTCTTTGACTTCGTGCTTATACAGCTGACTAACGCCGAACTTATTGCGAAGCAGTTCAGAGGCGCGCATAAAGTAGTACCGTTTGCCTCAATATACTACACAACTGCTGTGAACTGACAAGAAACAATGCCGATGAAGTGAGAGCGATCCTCCAGTTCTATAGGGGTCGGTCCGGAAATGTCTGAAACGCGAGGCGCAACACTGAAAGTATCGGTATAGCCAGAAGCATTTACAGATGTAAGGCCGTCGATTACAGTCTCACTTAGAGATGACAACACTGCCGTTCCAGCAGACTTGGGGACGTAGATGTTGCACTGGATGACGCCAGAGTAGTAGTCCTGGGCTGCGCCTTGGTTTTGGAGGGTGGAACGGTTGAAGTTGACCGACATCAAGATGTACTTCTTGGTTTTGCCGGGTGTGGTGTAACGCACGTTGTCGTAAACCATGAGCACTGTGTTGTCGGCAGCTGCAACAGCATCGGTGACTGCTTTTTCGAAGGCCGCGCGGGCGTTTACGAGAGTCATGGTTTAGAGCTTGGTATAAGACCCAAACACACTGCTGCTGGATCCGGTTCGGGCAAAAATGCGTCCAGGACGCTTGTCACCGAAGGTTTCCTGCACCAAAGAGCGCATTTCACCCTGGATAAAGTTTGCCACTTTTGGGGACTCCAGGGCATAACCCGCATACTCAGCGGTGTTACCTATGTAAACGGTGGGCTGCCGTTTGTAGTTGAAATCGGGAACTTTGAAGCGAGGTTTTATTTGGCTACCTACAGGCTTCTTATTTGTGTGTACCCACTGGTTTTTACCCGGATCCCTGGCCTTGTAGATGTTTGACCATGGGGCGTGGTCTTCGCGCCTGTCCTGGGCTCGAACTTTTTGGGTAGATGCCTTCCAGCTAGACGCAAAAAATCCAGTATCTACGGGACTATTCTTTTCAGTGCTAAGACCTTCAACGGTTAGCTGAATAAGAGCGTTGTAATCGTCGTTAAGTTGGCGTTCCAGGTCGGTGACGATTTGGCCAAGACCTTTTTTCTTAGCCATCAGAACCTCACCTCAATAACAAAGAAGTATTCCTGACCGCCTTTGAATGTCCGAATGTCCGTTATCTGGGCAACACGACTTGAACCTGCGTATGTCAGAGAGATAGTGTCTTCAAACGTGGGTTGGTTGTCCCCGATTAGGTTGGGGGTCACGTAGAGCTTGGCTTTGCGCTCTTCGCGGCCTTCTTCTTCTTCCGAATCAATAAATTCGATTGGTACTTTGATGGAGTAAGCCGTGTCTGTTGTGGTCAACGCACCAGTGGATACGTTGTATGAAGGAGAAGCTTTGCGGGTGTAGGTAATCGTGTGGTCAAAAGATTGACCTAGATCGGCAACGACCTGCTTGGCGACGTTTTTGAAAAGACTGTCGAGTGCGCCTGCCATCTCAACCCCTCACGACACGAACTTGATAACTGCCGCTACCGCCAAGACAGTAAGCACCCAGGTAAGACTGAAGCCAAGGATAAACATCAAAAACGTTGTTGACTGTTCCCGTAGCTTGGCTCGAAGTGTTGTACTTGACCTCCATCTCACCAAGTTTGACTGACTCGTACAATCCCGTGTCGCCAGTCGTTCCAGTGATCGAATCAGTATCGTTTGCCAGCGCGTTGGCTAGCTCATACGTTGCATACTTGATGTCGTTTGGAATCGCAGAGCAGACAAGCTCAACACGATCAACGTGATAATTGTTGCGAGGCCAACTCAGGGCTTGTTCTTGATCGCAACGATCACCGTAAAAATTCAACGTGTCGATCCAGCGTGTAGCTGAAATCAATGCGCGATTCTTTGCGTCATCAGTCTTGTCGTCCCAGTTCGTGCTGCTTGGGACGGTTTCAAAATACGTGTTGGCTTCTGCCAGCGTCACATAGCTGTTGGCTGTCGCACTCTTCAGTGTGGCGTTGATCGTGGCAGCCATAGCGCAAAAAGAAGGTGGCCCCACCTAATGGTAGGGCCTTTGCTCTGATCAGGATCAGATGGTGGTGGTATCCAGGGGGCTGTTGACAGTGAGCTGAACCATGGGGATCAGGTCGATGTCATAGGTAGCGGCCCAGTTACCAGCTGTTGCCAGAACAGCATTGGTCGGGTTGTCAGCGGCGTTAGACCACTTGGTGCCCATCACGTGATAAGCAGAGTGGTAATCCACAGACAGCACGTCCTGCTTCGAGAGCACGTTGCGGTCAGCTTCAATCCGAAGATCCTGCTGCACACCCTCAAGGATGGTGCCGGACTTGATCAGATAGCAGTAGAACTCACGCTGGTGGCCAGAGGTGCCAGGAGCAACAGTGTTGACTGCAGTGTCAACAATGACGCGCATACCGGCAAACTCGCCAACTTCGCGAGCGCCAATGCCGACGCCACCGCCACCCCAAGTCACCGCGCCAGAGGCAGACAGTGCAGAAGTGGAGAAGGTCAGCATTCCTACCTGATACAGGTAGTAAGCAACGGAGGGGTGCACAACAATGGTGTCCAGCTCTTCGCCACGCTCACCAAGGACTGAACGAGCTTCAGCAACGTTGGCAGCAGACAGGAAGTTAGCTTCAGCGCCACCAGAGGCAGCAGCAACAGCTTTGTCCAGTGCATTGCCAGACAGTGCCGTGCCAAACAAGCCAGCAAGCTGAGAGAACAGACGTGCGCTGTTCAGCTTGTTGATGGCATCAGCCAGTTGGTTGCGGATGTGAAGCATCGGGT